GAGATATGCAGTATAGTCGGTATAAGTAAGGATACTTTCTATAAATGGAAAGAAACAAAATCTGACTTTTCTGACTCTATAAAAAAGGCTCAAAATGATTTTGATGAGATGCTTGTTGCTGAGGCTAAGAAATCATTGGTGAAGATGATTAAAGGCTACACGGAACAGGAGAAGAAGACCGTAACAGTAGATACAGGCAAGCGTGATGATAACAACAAGCCGATAATAAGAGTGAAGGAGCATTCTGTTATTGATAAACATTACCAGCCCAATCCAACGTTGATCATCTTTACACTAACGAATAGAGATTCTGATAATTGGAAGAATAAGCAGGATAACAACATATCGGGAGATGTAACGCTTAAAAGTAATTTGGAACATATGTCCGATGAACAATTGCAGAATATTGTAGATGGCAAAGAGGATAAGTGATAGGGAGATATTGATACGAAAAGCTGAGGCTTCAATCATATTGCGTAAGCGAACGGCCCGGATGGATTTCTGGGCTTTATGTTTGTACATGGATCCTGATTTCTTTTCAAAGCGTCTTGTCCTTAAGCGAGTAGCTGAGGCTTTCCAACGTGTTGCAGATTCATTTGATAACAACGTTATTTATAGGCTGGCTGTATCATTACCTCCTCGAGCAGGTAAGTCGTATCTATCTTCACTCTTTATTGCCTGGATGCTTGGCTTGCATCCTGAAGAATCTGTTATGCGGAATACGTGTTCAGATACGCTGTATAATAAACTTTCCTATGATACTCGTGATATTGTCCGGTCCCGTAAGTTTCAAGAGATATTCCCGGATGTAAGGTTGAGTTCAGATAAGCAAGCCGTTGCAGGTTGGAACCTTCGGCAATCAAAACAAGTAGGTTATTTCGGTGCCGGTGTTGGTGGAACTGTTATTGGTTTCGGTGCATCTATGTTGGCTATGACAGATGACTTGTATAAGAAGCTTGAAGATGCTTTGTCTGATACCATGAACGAGAAGATATGGAGTTGGAAGCAAGGAACACATGACTCACGTTTTGAGGGTAATTGTTGTCAAATAGATATTGGTACTCGTTGGTCTGAAACGGATGTGCTGGGACGAATGGAATCAGCCAATAAGTACGATGAGATAATTCGTATACCAGCCCTTAATGAAAAGGACGAATCATTTTGTCCGGCTGTGCATACAACAGAGTATTATCTTGATTTACGTCAGGAAACAGATCAGAGTATATGGGCAGCCGAGTATATGCAGGAACCAATCGAAGCAAAAGGATTGCTGTTTCCTAAGTCTGACCTTCTGCGATTTAAGCGGGCCGACCTTAAGGGTGATCCGGATGGTAAGATTGGCGCATGTGATGTGGCCGACAAAGGAGACGATGATTTGTCTGCTCCATTTGGTAGTATCTATGGGGACAAAATCTTTATTACTGATGTTGTCTTTACGAAAGATCCTGTGGAAATAACAGAACCGCGCCTGGCACAAATGATCATAGATACAAAATGTGATAAGATTCGTATAGAATCAAATAATGGTGGGCGTATCTTTGCTAAAGATGTTCGGATTATTGTCAAGAATGAGAAAGCACCTTGTGAGGTCTTGTCCCATCCAACTACGACAAACAAGGAAACACGTATTATCATGAAGTCCGGATACATCAAGAAGCATTTTGTTTTCCTTGATGAAAGTGAGTATGCAAAAGGTTCTGACTATTGGCGTTTTATGAAAGGATTGACCTCTTATAAACGTGAGGGAGAGAATGCGCATGATGATGCACCTGATAGTGCCACGATCTTAGCAGAATTCATAACATCATTGTTCAATAATCAGAAAAACAATACTCGTAGAGTGTCGAGGGGTGTTTTGCATTGATTCCAAATATACTTGTGTAGTTATATTTTAAAGTAAAAAGTATGCCAAGTATAGCAGAGATATTGCAACAAGGAGATATCGGAACAATCATAGGGGATTTGTCGAAAGATACTCGTGACGACCGTGAAGCAAGAGAATATTTGAATGAGTATATGGGTGATCGTACTCGTCGATCAGTATCTGTTGGGAATAGAGAACCTAAACAGATAAAGATTTACTCCGATACTCTTAAGGATAAGAACGGCAATCCCGTTGTTCTTGAAACTAAAACAGTACCGGTAGCAAAGGTTATATTGAATTTTCCACAGCAGGTTGTTACTTCATCCGTGGCATGTATGTTTGGTGGGAAAATGACCTTGTCGGCAGATGATAGTAACGACGGCTTTTCTGAGTTCAAACATCTTTGGGCAAAGAAATTGAAGATGCAATCCATATTGCAGCAATTCGCTTTATGTACACTCTCTGAAACAAAGGCGGCAATGGTGTTTTACCCTGTACCTTCAGCAGAAGGGACTACTCTAAGAGTGAAGATCTTGCATTTGCCTAAAGAATCTGAGAATGATGATAGTTATACGTTCTTTCCACATTTCAATGATGATGACGATATGGATGGATTCATCTATAATTATCTTGAGGATGCGAATGGGAAAAATATAAAATGTTCCAAGATTTGGACGGCAGATAAAATTATTACAGCAAAACAAGATGGCATTTGGACGCCTAAAGAAGATAAAAACCTTTTCGGGTTGATACCTGTAGTCTATGCCGAAGTAGATCAACCGGATTGGGAGCCTGCTGTACATGCAATGGATTACAGGGAAAAGAGATTGTCTCGTATGGATGATACGAACGATTACTTTGCCGATCCTATATTGAAGTCATTTGGTGATAGTGATTTGCCTTCTAAAGAAACAGCCGGAAAAGAAATAACCTTCCCTATAAGGATTGATGAAGAAACAGGGAAAGAGATTCATGGTGATGCAGAGTTCCTTGCTTGGCAACAGTCTATTGATTCAATTGATAAAGAGTTGACAGAATTGAAGTCCGAAATGTATGCCTCAACTCATACTCCTGATTTGTCGTTTGACAACATGAAAGGTATCGGAAACGTTTCAGGTGTTTCACGTAGGTTTATGATGTTGGATTCAGAGATCAAACGAGTATTCAACATGACAACGTTTGGTCCCGTTGTTTCGAGATGTGTTAGTATTGTACGTGCCGGGATATCCTGTATCACAAATGTCAAGTATGCTAGTCAATTAAAAGACAATGATATTGATGTTGTGTTCGCTTCAATTCTTCCTGAAGACTTGGCCGAGAAACTTGCAAACCTGCAAACGGCTAATGGTGGTGAGGCTGTTAACTCCCAAGAAACAACCGTAGCGCTTTCTCCTTATACAACCGATCCGAAAGCTGAAATGCTGAAGCTCAAACAAGAGAAAGACGCAAAGGTACAAAGCACAAGTATGGTTGGTGCCATAGAAAAATAAGGTAGAAGTTATGTGTTAGATAAAATGAGTGTTAAACCATGAAATTAATAAGATCGCCTACATGAAATCATTCTCATATTACGAAAGAAAACATATCCAAGCAATGCTCGTTCAGGAACAAGCCATATCCGAATCATTCAATGACTTTTGCCGTTCTGTTTCGGTTGATCTACAAAGGTGGGTTGATTATGGGAATGACAATGTTTGGAGCAGAAATGTGGCTGTAGAAAAAGCTATTGAAAAAGAATTAACCAGGCTTCACGATAATATCGTCGGTAATGTACATTCCAATCAAACGGAAGCATTGAAAACGTCTGAAGTAAAGAATGAAGCTTTTATCGCTTCCGTACTTGAACACATGGCAGTGAAGTCCATTTTAAAAGATGGGTTGTTTTCACGTAACAGAGAAGCCACGGCCGCCTTTCAGAAACGAATCAATAAAGGTATGGAATTGAGTAATAAGTTATGGAATATAACTGAAGATACAAAGACGCAACTTGAATTCTATATGCGCAGCGGGTTAGCTACAGGTCGGTCCGCTTCTGTCATGTCACAAGATATACGACAGTTATTAAATGATCCTGATAAACGTTTTCATAGGATACGTAATGATGCCGGCCAGCTTGTGGAATCACAGCCAATGAAAGAATATCATCCCGGTGCAGGTAAATACAAATCAGCCAAAATGAATGCCCAACGTATAGCAGTAACAGAGACAAACATGGCTTATAGAAGAGCAGACTGTGAGCGATGGAAGCA